ACCTCCATTGACCAGTTGCCCCCTACAGAGTAGGGGCCTGGAATTCCCGAATCCGTGCTGCGCCGCTTGCGAACGGCAACCCGTTCGATCATGGTCCGGCTTTCATCATCGGTTATGGACTTGACGCCGAAAAATAATGTCGGATCCTCCGCTGTTTGAGGCGTGGATTCAACACCGATACCTACCGCGCTGTTATATCCCTGCGGAATTGTAGCCATGTTCTCACCTTCCTTTCAAATAAAAAAGCACCCGAAGGTGCTTCTCATTCTGGTTTTGCGGCATTATCTCAGCCGCCCCGCCTGGTCAGTTTCGCTGATTTCTCAGGAGTTTTCTCCGGCTCCTTCTCCAGCTTCAGCCCGGACTTTACTTCCTCGAAGTTCCGATTTATCAAAGCCCTCATGCCTACAGCATGGGGAACTTCCCGGACCTGTCCCCTGATCCAATGCTCGAAGCCAATAAGAGTCGGAGCTGTTATTTCACCCTCCGGTCCCTTGTATCTGATTTTCACGTTTTCACCTCCTACGGGATAATCTGGTTTGCCCGTGAGTTAAAGCTGAGGCAACACGCAAAAGGTATTTGCCCCTGCTTCTGCGCACGGCCAAAGTCCATCTTAAATCCTGTGTTCCCCAGTCCGTTATCATAGGCCGTGTTCATGAGTTTCCGGGCCGTCTGTAGAGCATCCATCACCTTACAGGCAAGAGCCCGGCACTCGACTTCTCCATTATCGAAGTCCTTAACATAGAGCCAGACTTCGATATCTGCAGAAACGTCTTCAAGAGCCGTTGAGCGAGCGACTACGATGGCATTTGATACGCTGACGGCCGCCGCTGGATAATCGGGAATGACAGCGATCTGCCCGTCATGGACCTGCTTTAATTCAGGGGCGGCAGATGTAATCAGGGAAATTACAGCATCTACCATCGCTTTTAGTGTTGCGGAAGTAGCCATGTTCTCACCTTCCCGGCATAGCCGAAACCTTCGTCACTTTGTAAACATGCCGCCTCATTTGCGAGAGGATTTTTTTGAAGTCTGCAGGCCACATGACAAGTATCCTGCGTTGGGGTAAACCTCTTTGGGTGCCTTTCTGGTGCCAGAAACCATAACTAACAGAGGTCCCAAACTCGAAGCCCACCGGCTCTATCCGCTCAATGTTGAAGCCACGCCCCATGCCCTCTTTGATCAGTGATTCCTTGAGAAGGCCCGTCTTCATAAGAATCTGCCGGTGGAAGCCCTTCCTGGATTTCCAGTCAGTATATTCTGCCTTCAACGGCTTCCAGCCACCTACATCTGCCCCTTGTGTATCAAAGCGTTTCTCAATGTCAGTTTTTACTCCGGCGATGACCGCTTTCCAGACAGGAGAAAAATCTTTGACAGCCTCTCCCAAGGTTTCAAAGGTCCTTATAAGGTGCTGTTGCCCGTCAAGGGATATTTGCAGGCCATATTGAGGCATTACGGAATCTCCTGATAAGTGGCCGCCGTGTCCACCTTGAATATCTGATAGCTGTCCTCTTCCTCGTTCGTGTATGTTGGGACAACCTTCGGATAATCAAGGCTTCTGCTTGTCGGCGTAGTTCTCGTTGCTCCCGGCAACGCAACCGCATGAGATCCTCCATTCACCCCTGCATAACGGTCCATCAGCTCGCGGTATTGCCGCCAGAGGACCTGGGCATGTGTAGTTTCATCCGGGGCGATGGAGCCCATAAACTGAGCATCTTCTGCAGAGGCGGCAACCCCAAGATTAGAGATCATGGCGCAGATTTTCAGGGCGTTGGCCGTGGTTATTGGCGTGCTATAACCGGCAGACGAGAACCTTGCGTTCATCTCCGTCTCTATGAGGTCGCGGAAACGAGCAAGGTCAGTTCTGGTTACGGTTCCTGAATCATAATTTCGTTCCTTATTTAGGCTTTCCACCCCTGCATCAGAGCCATAAGTTGAAGTTAAGCCGATGAAATTCTGTCCGGTGATATTGGCACCCGAAACGGTTTCCGCTCTGGAAGAAGGAGCGAAGGTATATCCGGTCTTTGTCGGTGTCAGGGTATATGATCCGTCTGTATGGCCGGATATAGAGAAGGCCCCGGCCGTATCCGTGGTTGACGAACCAACGGATGTTGCGACCGAAACGCCTGTTATTGCAGTTCCCAAGCTGTCCAGAACGAATCCCGAAATAGTATAGGTTGCCATTTTTCACCTCGTAGAATTTATTATGCAGGTGGCCCCGATAGGCAAACACGCAAACCCACCAGGGCCACCTGCATAAGTGAAGTCAGGTTACTCGTCCTTATAGATAACGGTTGCGTAGAAGTTCCCGCCCGCTCCCAGGGTAGCCGTAATGGCGGTGTTAGCAGTCCCCTGGACCTGGCCGACAGGGTTGAAGTCCAGAATCAGGCCGGTCGCAGGCATATAGAATACCCCGCATCCGTCGCTGAGTGTCAGTGTCCCTGCTCCCGCGTCTCCATAGATGAATATTCTGAAGATGCGATGCTTTTTGTCCGCTACGGCGGCAAGGAGATTGCCTCCTGAAGCCACAGACCCGGTGTTAACAATAGAATCACCGCCGCCCGTTCTTCCAATCATGGCGTTGGAATTTGTGAGAACCACCGCCCCGGTATTACAAGCCGTAATCTTCCCGTCAATAGAAGTCGTGTCACTGGCTATAGTGCCGCTGTTTGTCTCAGTAATTGCACCAGAAGCCACAACGACGGCTCCCGTATTGCAGGCCGTTATCTTGCCGTTAATAGCGGTCGTGTCAGAGGCAATCGTACCAGAATTGGTTTCTGTTATTGCTCCTGATGCCACCACTACCGCGCCGGTGTTACAAGCTGTAATTTTACCGTCTATGGAAGTCGTATCAGAGGCGATGGTTCCGCTATTCGTTTCCGTAATAGCCCCGGAAGCCACTACAACGGCACCCGTGTTGCAAGCCGTGATCTTCCCGTCTATGGAAGTCGTATCACCTGCAATAGTGCTGACATTCGTTGAAATAGTCCCGCTGTTTGTCTCGGTTATGGCTCCCGAAGCGACAACGACAGCACCGGTATTGCAAGCCGTAATCTTCCCATCAATCGAAGTGGTATCACCTGCGATGGTTCCGCTGTTCGTCTCGGTGATAGCCCCAGAGGAGACAACAACTGCACCGGTGTTACAGGCAGTGACTTTGTTGTTTAAGGAAGTCAGCGTTGCCTCAGTAGCCACCCCAGTTACGGTAACAGCAGGCATAGTGAGGACATCCACCTGCAGTTCCCCGCTGGAATCGGTCTTCAGAATACGGCCCTTCGTCCCGTCAGTTCCGCCTATTGACAGGAAGACAGTAGCCGCTGTTGCGTTGGGAACGCCCCTGACCTGGTTTGAGATCTGCTCCGTGGAGTAGTAGGCTCCGACGGCAGGCAGGAAGGCGAAGGCCGTGAATACCGTCACAAGAATGACGGCGATGATCTTATTTCTCATGTGAAAATTACCTCCCTTTTTTTCTGGAATTTCCGCCCGAAACAGGCGGAGGAATGGGAATGGGCTTCTCTTCGGGCTTCGGCTTGTCTTCAATGAGACGGGCCACGACGTTCCCCAGGAGCTTCTTCCCCTGAGCGAGAAGCATAAGGCTCTCGCTCGGTTTCTCCTCAATGTCGCCCGCCTTGTAAACCTTGCCGTTGTTCGTAAGCCCGGTGAGTAGTATCTCTACCTTTGCCATGTCTGCACCCCCTAAGCCACGGTTGCATAAACTATGTTTTCAACCTTGTTTATGACCGGCAGGAAGTTGGCCCCGGCGATAAGCATCTGCTTCGCGGGGTTCTTGCTGATGTAGCTGTAGGCATACTTCCCGATGACCTTGCGAAGGTTGTTGTCGCCGTCCGGTATGAGATCCGAGCCGACCTGGGTCTCCCCGAAGTCCGGGGTTTTGGCGATCATAATGACCTTGCCATCCGGGATGTATTTAGTGAAGGTGCCTGATTCAACGTAGCCCGCGTCGTAGGTCACGATTTCAAGCTCGCTGATTTCCTTCGGGGCCAGGCCCGCCACGAGTTCCCGGCCATACTGAGCCCGCAGAAGCTCGCGAACAGCAGAATGGCGCAGAAAATACGCCCACAGAGTCTTGCTGTTCATCCAGAGCTGAGTTGCGTTCTCCCCTGAATCTGCGGCTATAAGCTGTTTCCAGGTGTCCAGGTCGGTGAGAGGGTCTGAAGTCGAAAGATCGCTCCAGAGCGGAGAGGCCGTCACTTTGTGGGTCCCGTCAATGCCGAAATCCACGGAGAACTTGACATCAGACTGATTGACGGTCAGGGTTCCGGTGAGCGCCTGGGCGGCGCAATACTCCATTTTCATATCAATAAGGCGGTTCAGGTCTGCCGTCTCGCGAGCAATTTTCTGCTCCAGGTAAGGAGTGTCAACCGTGCCAGGGGCGCGATTCCAGATAAGGTCGGATGCTCCCAAAACCTTTTCATAGGCGATGGAAGCAAACTGAGAAGTGGTCTGTGAAACGCCGAGATTTGCGACCGGGATTGCGGGAGCGCCCGGCGCCTTGAATTTGCCGAGATCCCGGCCATTCTTTACAACGTCCCATTTAGCAGAGTCCCCGTCAATGTTATTGAGCGGGAACAGGTTTGAAATGAGCTTGAAATACGTGGGAATGGGAAACTTGGTTATAACCCTGGATAGAACCTGATAGTCCAGAAGTGTAAGTTCAGACATTTTTAACCTCCTTTTTGTGGAAACAAAAAAGGCGCATTACGCGCCCTCTGTCTCGTTGTTTGTGATGTGCCGGACTAAACGAATCTGACCATTCCGGCCAGGTCAACTGCGGCGGCGGAATCGTAGCCAGTGCAGGAAGCTGAATCGAATGTGCCGTGCACATCCATGAGCGCCAGAGCATCCCCGGCAGCCGTCACGGTGATGCTATCTACCAGGATTCCGGTGCAAGTCTCCGTTCCGTCAGTGTGTCCGTTGTTGTAAGCCGCATACTTACCAGAAGCGGAGACCTTTCCCAGGCAGGTCCCCTTTGCCAGCGTTCCAGCGGCCCCGAAAATCAGGGTGATGCTCTCCTGCATATCCATCCCGTGATCATTCATCCGGTAACTGGTGCTGGTATTGTTTGTGGTGGTAATGGAAGGAATATTTGCCATGATTTGAACCTCCTTTTTTTCTGGAAATAAAAAAAGCCGTGTTAAACGGCTTATGGTGCGGCTGTCTGCTTCAGCCTATTTCGGCAGGCTTGCGATCATCCTGGAGACGGTGCTTTCCAGAATCTCTTCTCTCGTCGGCGGGGTTTTGCTGACTTCGCCATGCTCTGAGAAGTCAACCCTCACGGGCATTTCCTGAATCAGTTTTGAGAAGAGAGTCCGAATGTCTGTGCGTCCCCCCTCGAAGTCAACGGGCTGTGACCTGCCGGATTTCAGAATTTCCAGGGCCAGGGATCGAACCGCCGGGGTAAGTTTCCCGGCCTTCTCGAAGTCCTCGACCGTCCTCGCATCCTCTTCCGTGTTCTTCTGCGCCTTGAACGCCTCGAACTCAGCCAGCTTCTCCCGGACAACGGTGGGGAGTTTCTCGAAGTCCACGGCCTCCGCTTCTTTCGCCTCTGCCGTAATCTGAGCGGGAACTTCCTCCGGCTCCGGTTCCGGGGCAGGCTCTTCGGCGATGTGTTCAGCCGCAAACGCCTTTATAGCGTCCTTGACCTTCGCCTCGTCCGTCTCTGCCTCCAGGTTGTTAACCAGGTCTTTCAGTTTCGCCATGATTTCCAATTCAACACCTCCTTCCTGATTCGTTTTCTCAAATTCCTCCTCTCTCACAAGTGTGACAGTATATTCATCAATAGGCTTTTCAGCCTCAATGAAGCCCGAAAGGTCCGGGATGTGAGGGTTATTCGTCAACGCAACATGAGCAAGAACCTCCCCGTGGTTCTTCCCGGTAACGGCGTCCTGATAGTCGCCTTCAACCCGGATGGAGCATCCGAGGATGGTCTTCCCTATCTTCTCAGCCACGACTTCATCCGCGATATTGAGAAGGCCCCACAGGGAAACGCGGGGATATTCCCTCACCTGAAGTGCTTCCACCAGGCCGGTGTTCCTGTCCGGCTCGTCGCTGTGCCGAAGGGGAACGGTGACATTCTCTACCACGCCGGCGGAGAAATTATCGGCCCATTCCTGCATCCGCTCCCGCGTAACTTCGAAGAACACATCCGGGTTTTGAGGGTGAACGAATTTCCCGGCGTAAATAAGCTCCTTCCAAAACTTCTTCGGCCCCTCCGCCTCGAAGTTCCCCTCCGGGGAAGGGAAATGCAAGGCCATCTTGTGAGCGTCGTGCTTGTGAACCCACTTCCCGGTTTTTTCGTCCTTCTGAAATGACTTCTCCACGGCCGCCCATGCGATAGCGGCACAAGCGGCTTCATCCTGCCCGGCCTTCTTCGCGTTGTTATACGCCGACAGATAGATATTCTGAGCGTGCCGGGGCAGGCTCTTCCGAACTCCTTTGGGAAGCTGGCTTATGGTCGTGTATGGCATTGGCTTTCCTCCTCGCTGGAAATAAAAAAGCCCGTGCATAATTACACGGGCTTGTTAAACTGTTAATTTCTCACAGGGTTACTTCATGCGTTTCCTCAATTCGTCCATGAGCTTCCTATTCGCACCGGCGGCCCTGACGGAAGCGTTATAGACGGCCACAGCCTCCTTTTTCCTCTTGCCGGACGCGCCCTTCATGGCTTCATCAAGCCATTGTGGAATGTAGTTTTCTCCTGGGAAAAAGGTGCGTTTCTCTTCCTCCCCGGACGGGATGGACGGCGCCCCCGTAGGCTCTGAAGACCCGGTGTCATCCTTGCCGATGTATATCCACAAACAGCGGCAGTTAAAGTGAAATGGCGGCCTCATCCCCGGCAGGCCCTTGTCCATGATTTTAAAGGTCGTGCCGTCAACCGCTCGGCAGTAACCGCAGGTTGTAGAATCAAGGATTGCCGACAATTCCACAGCCTTGAACTCCTGGGAAAGCTCCGCCTGAGTCTGAAATGCAAGGTTAATATTCTCAGTCACCGTCACCTGCGCCGTCGCCTTCAGGTCCGGCCCGGTCTTTATCCACTGGTCAGCGGCCGTCTTTAGCTTCTCCTCCATCGCATAAGAGGAGAGCCCGTAACTGTAGCCAGTTTCCGCTGCCTTCAGCATTTCATCTTTGACTTTGTATGTATGAGTCCGGGCGATAAACTCCGCCTTGTCCTCAATGGCCTTTGCGACTTCCTCCGGCCATTCCTGGTGTGCGATCTTGTAGGACTTCGCGAAGATTTCCCGCGCCTCGTTCCAGAGAGCCTTGATTTCGTCTTCAAGCATCTTCCGGTATTCCGGGATTTCCAAATTTAGCCCCTCCAGCTTTTTCAATAGGTCTCCCCATGAGATTCCCTGCGTGATGAGTTTCCGCGCCTGCTTGACATATTTTCGTGTCTCATCCAGGAGCACTTTCTCCATTTTACCACGGATTCTTGTTTCTGCGCTGGTCATCTTCTCCGCCAATCTTGCAAAGTTTATCCCGGACTTCTCCTCCGCCGGGGTTAACGGCCTCCAGAAACTTGATTCACACGAAACGCTTTTTTTTTTGAAGTAGTCTGCAACATGAGCGAAGAAGCCCTTTTCCGCCTGAGCCTCTTCCGCTGTCTCCTCTTCTTCTTCCTCCGGCTGGACAACCGGCGCAGTGGTAGCCTTCTCCTCCGGCTCCTCTTTGGACAGTTTTACCCCGAACTGCTCCGCGATCCATTCCGGGTCCGGCCTCAACCGGTCACCCTTGACCATCTCCAGCATGATATTCGTAAGCATTGCCCGGGTTTCATTCGTAAGGCCCTCATATTCCCATGTTGCACGAGGGGCAGAGGTGCCGAAGTTTACTTCGACAATCTGCGGAATGACATAAGCATCAATCGTGCCCTTAAGGAGATCAAGAAGGGCCTCTTCTGACTGCAGGAATATATCCGCATGGGTCATCGCCATAGCGTTTGAGCCGGTGACGTTATTCCCCTGGCTGAAGGTCAGGTCTGGAACGAACATCGCCCGGGCCATCATAACGTCAAGGTGGTTCATGTAATCCTGGTAGTCGGCGGCCCCGCCTCTCTTCGCCTCAAGCAGTTCAATGGCCCATGTCGGCACTTCTTTCCCGTCCATCCATTGACTTGCAGGCATAGTAATAGTGGCCGCGTTCTGTAGGCTGTTGCCGATATCCTGTGCTATCAGGTAATTTGCCCGGTATGTCGGCGTCCCGCTTCCGTCCGTCCCGGTCTGCGTCTGCCCCTCAGGATGCCTTATCACCTTCTGGGGAGAAGCGAACTGCTCGAAATACCTGTTAGCAAACTGTGATATGTATTTAGAAGCGAACCAGGGGTTATATGCCGCTTTAAGACGGGAACGCCCGTAAAGGTTTCCGAATCGCTGTTCTGGGACGAATAAAAGGCACATATCTCCAGGTATGTGGATGTTATTCTGAGTGATACCCGCGAAAGAATTCCTATCAAGGTTTATGGTCACCGTGCGTGGATCAAGTGCCAGGAACTTTTTCCATATCACCTGCCGGTTCTCGTTGTAGTCAAACCGCTTCGTTAAAGCAGAAAAGCCAAACTCAATCGCCGTCAGCATATCTCTGACAAGGGAAATCCATATTGCCTTCAGAGCGTCCTGAACGAATTTCTGGATGTCATCAGATTCCTCGCACTTTATAGTCCATCCCACTTTTATGACGGGCATTTTAATGACGGTGAGACATGCCTGAATCTGCGCGTCTTCGGCCATTTCGGAATATGTATTCAGACTGATGTTGTCGGGGTTATAGATATTGGAAACGCCCAAGGTTGACGGCATAGAATAGAGCTGCCCAAATGTCTGCCCGAATTCCTGGCCAATGTATTTTTTAATACCGCCGTTCCCCTTGCTTGCCTGCGCAAACTCTATCATGCTAAACCCCCTTATATCCTCGTCTGCATCTGCCCTATAGTCGAGAACTGAAAGCCTCCGGTATTCCCCGCTCCGGTCTTCAGCGCCGTAAATACGCTGAAGTCCTCATGGCGTCCCCAGTCAACACCTAACACTACCTGTCCGGCCTGTGCACCATATCTTTTTACCCCCCAGTGCGCCAGAGCCAAACTCATGACATGGTCATCATGCAACCCGCTCGGTGCGCCATATTTCACGTTTCCATGCTCGCTTATCTCGTATTCATACGCCTCCAGCTCGTTTATCATGGCCGGTATGTCCGGGAATGTAATTTCCTGCCGCTCTATGGTCAGAGCCAGGGATTCTATGATCTGCTTCTTACTGCTTGCCGATGTCACGAAGCTGTCAATCAATATATTCGGGAGGTCCATCCGTAACTGGGAGACCAGGGGATCTCCCATACTATTGACCTCTGCGATTATCCTGGTTGCCCTTACCCTTTCTGCAAGAGCCTTTAATCTCCCAAGCTGGAGCCGATATTCGACCTTGTTCATTCGGTCGGCCTCTATGACATGAGGTTTGTTCCCATCGGCTTTATTGCGTATGCATGATCTAACTCCCCGGAATACTCCTCCCGAATCATCTATAAATTCTGCGAGGTATTCCTGCCTGAATACCCGATCCGGCAAAGTCTCCTGTGCATATTGAATTTCCTGCGCGTCTATGAATGGGTTCGCGGAAGTCGGAAATCTCCATGCCTGCCATTCCGGCTTCCTATCTGCGGCCCCGACATACAACCTCCAGAAGAAATTTCTCCCTTTTGGCGTGCTGATGAATAGCGCACCGCCCTTCCTGTCGCTTAATGCGGGCCTTATGGATTCCGTCCATGTTTCCTCGATCATGAACGCACATTCATCAAGCACCACGAAGTTCAGACCTTCGCCCCGGAGCCGATCCGGGTTATCTGCGCTCTTTACCTGGACCCATCCTCCTCCGGGAAGGTTGATCATCCTCTCCGAAAGGCTTATCACCACACCCGGTATTTGTTGCGCCAGGTGCTTCAGTTCCCGCCATCCTGGCTGTGTCATCGGGAATGTCGGCGCTATCCACCACGCCCGGCCGCCCCTGGCCGCCGCCATTAAACATAAACAGGCTCCTAAAATTGATTTGCCAAAACGCCTTCCAGTGGCAAGAATCTTAAATCGCGCCGTATGGTCCACTATCAGTTTCTGGTAATAGTGGAGGTTCGGAAGAATTACTTGTTGGGCTTGCGATTGTTCCGCTGAGAACAAGTTGAATCTTGCCTCCTCCCGGCCCGCTATGCTCCTGTTCTACTCGCTCCACGAAGCCGCGTTTCTTTCCCTTCGTCTTCAGGAGGAAACATACGGCCCACCCTTCGCATTTATTGACAGCCTCAAGGAGCTTGACCTCGCCCAGGTCCAGATTCTCTTCATGGCACTCTTCGATGACCCGTTGAAGCTCAGGGTTTTTCTTCACGCGCTCGCAAAGAGCAGAGCTTCCCATTCCCAACTTTCGCGCCGCAAAGGAAACGAATCCATGCGTTGCTTTTAGTGCGTCGGTAATCTCTTTCAGGCTATGCCAGCGCGACGGCCTTTTTATCTTCTCGGTTTTTCCGGTTTTCTTCCCCGGCTTCTCTTCCTTGCACTTCATGTCAACGCTCCCAACTGTGCCCGCACTCCGGGCAGGTGATAGTCTGCGGCGGCCCTGGTGCTGTCTCACCCTCTCCGCCGTCCACATTTATCCCCAACTCCTCCGGGTCTATGCCCCAGGCTACCAAGTCCGAAATCTCAAACTCAGCGGCTAGGGTGTCGTAGTCCCACTCCCCGAAGGCTACATTGTCCTCGATGATGAACCGCTTCTTCTCCTCCTCGGTGAGGTCTGCGGCGGATTTGACCCACTCATCCGGGATGTCCTTGAAGCCGAGCTCCTTCAGTGCCCGGAATCGCATATTCCCGCCCAGAATCATTCCGTCAGCGTCCACCACTATCGGGCGAAGCTCCATCATCTTCGGGAAGTCCCTTATCGAATCACAGAGCTTCTTAAAATTTGCGTCCTTGATGAACCTGGGATTCTTTGGGTTCAGCTTGATTTCTGACAGCTTCATCTCAGTAAATAGGCTCCGATTGTCCGTCGTAGCATAGCCGCCTGTCATAGTCTAGGCAGTAATGACGCTGATCAAGAGGGACCTCTTTCATCCGCCTGCGTTTTAGCTGGCGATCAGAAAGAATGGGGTAATCTTCGTTTTTCCGGCGTCCCTTACGGTTCATGTTAAGGATTCTGTTGGCTTCTTCTTCAAGGCGTTGACTGCGGCTCATAAAAATAGTCCTCACTATATAGGACCATTTCCATTTCACAGGTCCGCCAAAAAGCATCCGCTGCACCCCTCCTGACAGTTATAAGCAAAGGGACGGAGCGGCTTGCCATCTTCATCATGCCATATTCCGCCATCCTTCGGAGGGTTTTCGCATTCGTCGCATAACATGCGCCGTAATCCCGGCGTAATCTTGACGGTATGGGCAAAAATGACGCGCCATTCCCACAGGGAATCCAGGCCGACAGCCTGGTAATCTCTGATCCTCATACCGGACGCCCTTCCCAGTCCAGGTGGGGTATTATCTGGTCGCCCTGATACTTGATAAGCCGGTGCCTCATTCGTCGAAGTGCTTTGACCTCGAGCTGTCTTGCCCGTTCCCTGGTTAAAGACGGGAACGCCTCAAGGGGCGGAGATGGCCCGTCCTCCGGGTATGAATATCCAGGGGCCTCCAGACTTATAAGTAGTTCTGCCGTCTTTTCCAGGGTGAATCTGTTTTCGTATCGGCAATACAGAAGCAGGACTTCAAGCCCGGATAGCTCCTCCAGAGCATCATTAAGGTCAAGCAAATTATACGGTATCCCCATAAACTGCCCCCTTTCTCAAAAAAAATAAAAGGACACCCAGCGGGATAACCCCGCTCAGGTGCCCTCCGGTTTTCCGGTCGGGTTATATTAGCTCAGTTTGATTTTTCTTTTCTGTGTCACATCTACCATGACAGCCTTCCCGTCGTGAACCTCGTAATGTATGACAATCTCTCCCCAGCGAATTGACAGAGCTATTTTATCAATTTCCTCTTTGGTCGGAAGATTTTTTTTATTATTCTCGCTCACTCATGCCTCCCCAACACCGCGCACATAACCCCCGTTGCAAACGGGACGCCCTCTCCGTAGCCGCGTTCGTTATGCGATCCCGGCCAACTCTTTACCCATGATCGCGTCGAGAAATCCCAGTGATAAGGGTCGTGGGTTATAATCCTCTGGATTTTAGCGTCTGTCAGTAGACCGTAAAATTGCAGCAGGTCATAATTCATATGGATCCTGAACAGCCCGTACCGCCCGAAGGGGAGCGTGAGAATCAGAATCCCTTCAGGCTTTAACATCCCAAACATGGCCCGGAGAGCCTTGATCTGCTCTCTATACCCATCATCGGACTTATGGCCTCCGTAAACCTCGAAGCCGATATGCTCCAGGGTGGAAACACAAGTGATGATGTCGTATTCATGGGGTGGCTTAAATTCCCGGATGTCGGCCTGATGGAATGTCATCCCGGGAAGGCGGCACAATCTGATGTCTATGCCCTCGACCGCTATTCCAGGCGGAATATGCCAGAGATGCTTGCTTCCCTCTGAGCATCCCACATCCAGCATCGTGAGCGGCTCAGACTTTTCCTCCTGATATTTCCGGATCGCCTCAATCGTCCAGGGAACCTCCACGGCCCGCTCATCGCAATAAGATAAGGTCCTGAATGCACTTGCCAAGGGATCAGGGGTGATGGAAATATTCATGCTTCTCCCTCCGGTTTCCTTGCCTCAATCCCAAAACTGCCAGATTTTGGATAGATCTCCAATGTAATCCACTTCTGGAAGCCAGCGAATATCCACATTCAGGAAGCCCTCAGCTTTTTTCCGGGGCGTAGATCCGCCCCCCAGCTCAAGATTCATGCTACGCTGCCTCTGAGTCTGCTGGAAGCTTAATTTTACGACGGCAACCTGTGTTTATTAAACGTAAAATTCCCGCCGCGCTGATTTTATAAGTGTTATGGCTATCGGTTTCGATCTCTGCGGTTCTTATAGAGCGAGCAAGCGCGGAGCGGCCTCCACTACAAGCCAATTTATCCACCCATGAACGGATGTCAATGCCCTTGTGTTTCAGATACCATAATCCCAAATGTATGCTTGAAATTAACGGCTCTGGACCATTGATGAGACGTTGAACCAGAATAGCTTCTTTGCTCGCCTCTGCGTCTTTTTCCCATAACCAAACTAATTTTGTGGGAAAATCGATCCCTTTTAGGCTTTTCCCTCCGCTTGTCACCTCAAATCCATTTTGAACAAGCCATTTGTTAATTTGTAATTCCGGCTCAATATAAGCCAAAACTCTAGCGCGAAACTTATCGGCGGCATTTACAGGTTTTCGCGATACATTCAACGAAATAAATGCTTTAGCCTCGTGATCTATTCCGTCTGAATGAAATAATATACACGGAACTTCTTTTATGTTTCCCCGTCTAATAGCAGCTAATACTCTTTGCTGTCCATCTACCAAATATTTTTCGCCATTAGCCCGCTCCATGACGACGACTGTTCCGAATGCAGTCCAATTAAAATTTCTAGCCATTACTGCAGTATTATGGGGAGAGGCTTCTAGGCGTTGATACGTATGATCTATTTTAAGGTCGTTAATTTTAAGCCTGCATAGCAAACCGGAATCTCCTGGTTTCGTCCAATCATATTCCACTGCTTTTTTTTCTGCTTTCCAACTTCTTGACATTTTACTTCGTCTCCTCTCTTTTTCGATTTATCTCGTCCACTTTCCTCCTCCCCCGACGCCCCCCGCCTGCACTTCTCCCGGCGTCAGCGTCCCTGAGAACTTCCCGCCGTCCTCCACGGGCGCAGGTTCCGTCTCTATAACCAAGGGGCCCTCCTTGCGCGTAATTCGCACAGTCTCAGCAAGCGCCCCGGAGGACGTTGCAAATTCGATAGTCAGGCTGTATTCCGTAATGCTCCAGCTTTTGACGTGCAGGGGTTCTGCGCGCGCTGAGGGCGTAGGAAGCGGGGCAGCATGGGCCAGGGCACACACGGCCAGAACCAGAAAAAGCAGGGTTATTTTTCTCACTCCCCCAGCTTGAACCGTCTTAAGTAGAACATTGCGAGATTTTTGCAGTTTGTCTTGATAGCTCATCCCTCCACCTCCTGAGCCTGCTTTATTATCCCCTCTACTACGTCGGCCCGATCAGAAACAGAATCTGGAAGTGCGATATGAGAACAGTAATACGGCGGCTTCCCATTCGTCAGTACGCATGACTTTTGCCCAAGATACTCCAGGTTTTTGAAATGCTTTATCCTCAGCGTCTGTAAATATTCCAGCGTTATCCCCTCCTCCATCTTCCTGGCGCGTATGCGGATGCGTTCCAGAGCGACATCCGGGGCTTCGTCCAGGAAAATGCACAGGTCGGGAATGAGGTTATACCTCCTTGTCCAGGTCTCGTATCGGCGCTCATAGGCTTCCCATTCCTGCTTAACTCCGAAGCCGCTTTCTTTCAGCGTCTCGCCGAATACCCAGCGATCATCGGCGATGCTTCTCTCCATGATGACAGCGCCGGGATAGGACCGGACGGCGAAGAATTGATCCTCCCGCAGGTGCAGGAACTCCATCTGCGTTATCACGGCGAAGCGGTTCATATCGCCGTAGAATACTTCGAGAAGCGGGTTCTGCTGGAATGGTTCCTGAAAGACCTGCCATCCTCGGGACGCTAATTCCCCGGCGACCGAGGATTTACCAGCCCCGATGATCCCTGCGATGGACACCACAAAGTTTTTCATATACTCCTCCTATCTGTTTTTTCTCCTGCTGGCCTTCGCCAGCGCGTTGTTTGCACGACGCTTCGCCTTTGCCCGGACGTCGCGGGCCTCCTTGATCTCCTGCTGTTTCTCCCAGGAGAGATGCGACTTTGCTGTACGCGGTTGCATGTCAAAAATTGCAGAACTAGGGCTAGCAATAATGCACACTTCATAAAGTCGAATATCATTCTCATCTCTCCTCCTCACCCTTTATGGCGTCGCAGTATTCGTCCCAAGTTTCAAAAACTGACCCACATCGTCCGCACTCTTTCTTGAATGGGCAGGATCGGCACTTGCGATCTGCCGTTTTTGTTTTGCAAATTATGTGTTCCACATCTCCTGCCTCGTTGACTACGAGCATATACGCAACCTCTCGTTTCATCTCGTCACGCTTTCTCTGCCGCATACAATATGCATAAGGCGTCTGCCTCATTGTCGTCCTTCGGTACTGTGCCAGGGAAAAGCGCTTTGGCCGCCACAATCATCTCCAGCTTGCCCGCGTTGCCTTTCCCCGTGGCGAGCTTCTTGATCGTCCCCACCGGAATCCCTGAGTATGGAATCCCCCTCTCCTCGCAGAAGGCCGTCAGGTGTGACACAATGCCTCCGTAGATATGAGCCGCGTCCGTCCCGAGGTGACGGCGGACTTCCTCGAAGTAAACTTGGCCGATATGGAGTGAGTCTATTATTTCGGCGAGGTATTTGTGGAAGCGGACATACCTCATACCGCCGCCCTCAAACCGCTTCGGGGCGAGATCCCACACGCCGGAGTAAATTGCTCCAGCCTTCGCCGCCCAGCCGCATTTCGTCCCGGGATCAATGGCGAGGATGTTTCCCGACGGCGGGACGGGCAAGGTGAGGGTGAGAGAATCATCTACCACTAACCATTCCCCCTCTCTATCTCCGCAATTCCCCGCAATATTTCAAATGCCACTTGCGGGACTATGGCGTTTCCAGCCGCCTTCAAAGCGTTCACTCTCCATCCTCTAGCCAGTCTTCTGGGTATCCCATCATCCAAAGACTGAAGGCAGGTTCTAAGCGCAACTTCGGGCCAGGGTTCTTGCCAATCGCGTTTTCCGGCACATTCTCCAGGTTCCCCGTGTCTTTGTAGTCCCGCTGCGTTGGAGTCGGAAGCATAGCCGCTATTATTCCCGTTAAATCTTGCTGATTCTGCGAGGGATAAAACGCCCCCGCCGTGTTGTCGTTGTCGTGAGGGCGCGGAGAAGTTGGAGGTGGAGTCGGCAAGAGTCCCGCGATCTGAGCCGTCAAGTGTGGCGATCCCGCTGAGTCCCGCGAATTCGGTCCGCCATGTTCTGCATCTCCTGCTTGTGGTGTTCGCAAGAGGGCTTCCGCATATTTTGGAGTGGCCGATAATCCAGACTCGATCCCTTCTGTGCGGCGCACCGACGGCGCAAGCTGGAATAACAACCGGCCAGACTTCATAGTCTTCGGCTTCCAGGTCAGCACACACGCCTTCGAGTGCCAATTCAATGATACCAGCAACATTTTCAGCAACCACCCAATAGGGCCGCGCTTCGGCAATAACGCGCAACATTTCCGGCCAGAGGAAACGGTCATCTTCCTTGCCTCTTCGCTGTCCGGCGATGGAAAACGGCTGACAGGGGAAGCCTCCGGTAAGTAGAGTTGCCCCTCTCCATTTTGTTCCGCTAAATTCGTGGATGTCATCTTCACAAGGCACCTCCGGCCAATGCTTTTTTAGAACCTTCTGGCAAAATTTATCCTTCTCGCAGAAAACTATCGTCTCGAAACCCGCCCATTCAGCGGCCATGCTGAACCCCCCAATACCGGAGAAGAGATCAATGTGAGTGAGCGCGTCAGTCACGGGCGGCCCAGGCGGCGGCATCGGCGGCGGCCCAGGCAGCGGCAG